TAGCACTCACATGGTATTACCCTAGTGAGATTTTATGAAGTGGCGAACCACGTTCATCTGCGGATCCCAAAACATGAGATTCCGGACCGACGCGTATAGCGACCAGTGTGACTTACTGTCACGGAGGTCGCCGTTCGGCATAGGCGTGAGGGACCGACTCGGGTTGTCCAATTGACAAATCTCCGATAACGTCGATCAATCACTTCAGTTGGCTTCACCTCTGAGGAACTTAGAGGTGAAGCATCACTACGCACACCGCAAATAACGTCATACTGACGTACCACGGATGTGCGGAGGTCTGCGACAGATTGTCCATCAATGTCATGTAACATGATGTCAATCGGTCGTCTGAGAGCGTTCCAATAATAAGGTTCATGACGTTTCTCCTCTCGCGTATCGGATGTTAGTCCGAGATACGAGAATCGATAAACACCATGCCCCAAATGTTTGGGATGCGCCACTCTAGCTCTTCGCAAGAATTCATGCGAAGACAGCGTAGGACATTTGACACCAGCATCATCGGGATAGTCGCCGGGAACTAGCTTACAACTGCCAGTTACGGATTCTATCTCTGACACCAGAAAATCAAGTGTCTTACCAACCTCGTACTCTGACCAGCGTGCCAACAATCCGTTGACATACTTGTACAGTACGGCCTCGTAGGTTTTTCCTCCTACGGCTGCCGGGCCATTCCTAGGCTGGAACGGCCGAACATCCACCCCGTGGTAGTAATCACCACCACAGGACTCCCTAAAATGGCCTTCTGAGAACGTTTTTTCGACGTTAATCAGAAAACCAAACTGCTGCAGGTAGAACAATACATTATTGTGCATTGATGACGGATAAATTAAATCGTCACCATACACAGATATTGTCCTACGCTTTCGAACATGATAAGTTACATGTTCAATTGCTTTCAGCAGCGCTAGGAAGACCAACGTTTGAAGCGGAAATGTATACCCTATACCCATTGTGCAGAAAGTAAGGCTATCAATGATAGTCTCCTCGCCATCATCGGGTAAGGGCAACGCAACACGTCCGATTCTTGTGCGGTTCAATATCTCGAACCAATCACTCGGAAATATGCGTTCAACAAGAGCAACCGATATACTATCGGAAGCACTTGATAAGTCGGCGGTCACCAGATTACCATCTAGTGACGCACGACAAGCTAGATACCGATGACGCTGTTGAAGCGTCCGTATATCATAGCCATTCCGCTTTAACCTCTTGCGCATCATTTCCCCCAACCCAAAGCTCAAATACGAGCCTATGGTTGAATTGGGCATGATGGAACGCAGAGATTTAAACGTCTTCGGGACTAGCGTCAGCGTTAGGGAACTCGTCTCACTGAAGATGGATCGGTTAGGATCACTTTCTAATTGAGCTGCCAAGTAATTCTGGACACACTCAACGCCGTCAATCTCTTGACGAAACCAGTGGATTTGTTCTCGGGAACCGGAAATCGGTATTTCCCAGCGAGCCGCCTCACAAGCGGATCTCGCGGGTACACCGACCGACGCCTTCCTTCCGAATCTACAGAGGTCTCGATGCTCAGCATCGTCGTACACGCCTAAAACTTTGGCGATGTAACTAGCGGCAAGATCCAATACGCGATGAGATTTTGCATTCATCACAGTAAGGTCTTGATTCGCTAGTCGATCTTGGGTAGCTAAAAAGGAAGCAATCGCTTTACTTTTTAGCTCAAGATCGCTATAGGTATCCGTTTGGAACCTATACCTCTTCAATACCGACTCGATCTGATATGTGGCCTTAAACTCAGCCACACTCATTTCATCCGTCGGCGTAGTTGACAAACCCCGAACCACGGCCACAGGTTGAGTATGCAATGCACGCTCAAATTCACTGCAGAAGCCTGGATTATCAAGGTTGTCTCGGAAGTCCCTAACAAGGGAAGATGCGACGTTTAGCATCATCCGATCGACTGAGAATTTCTTCTCAGTCTTGTTTTTGGCCTTGGCCATGTTCCTACCTCCTTCGGTTGGGTAAGTAGTAGTTCCGGTCCACTAGGTTGTGGAGCCGGTCGCCCAGAACGAAGCCGCATCAGCATCAAACATTGTCTGAGCACCTATGACAAGCATGTCAAGGCACTCAGCCGCAGTAAATGCAGGATGAGCTTCGCGCTCAAT